TCACTATTTAACTGATACTAACGCTTGGTTCTTACTTACTGATATACCTAATGGTATGAAGCACTTCGTTAGAACACCATTAGAAACAGGTATGGATGGCGATTTCGACACAGGTAATGTGAGATATCGTGCTAGAGAAAGATACAGCTTCGGTGTATCAGACCCTCTAGGAATATACGGAAGTCCTGGTTCTTCATAGGTTTTAAGCGTATAGAACAATTAAAGGAGGATGTCTTGCATCCTCCTTTTTTTTCGTGTATTTTAAATATATGAAAACGAATCACTTGACTAACTTCGGTTAGACAACCCAACGACAAGGAGATTAACATGGGTAAAACAACATTTTCAGGGCCAATTAAAGCAGGCACTATTAACGATACCACAGGTACAACAGTAGGAACTAATGTTACTAATGTTGGTTCTGTTGTAATGTCACAATCAATTTTAGCAGATATCACAGGTGCAAGTCATCTTAACCAAAGAGTTGCAGTAGTTCCTGCAAACTCACAAATTGTAGATGTTATTTTAAATGTAACAACTGCAAGTAATGATGGCGGTGCAGCAACAATTTCAGTTGGTACTGCAGCAGACGCAGATGCCTTTTTAGGTACTGTTAATGTAAAAGCTGTTGCGACAACACACGGAACTTTAGATACTGAAGCTACAAATGTAGGAGCAACTGATTTAGAAGTTCTTGCTGACTTTACAGGAGCTAATGGTAACGGAACAGCAGGTGTTGCTACAGTTACTGTTCTTTATGTTCAAAACAATAACCTTTCTTAATAACTAAGGAGGTCTAAATGGCAGAAGAAAAAGAAAGCAAAGCTAAGTCTAAAGCTAAGTCAAAACCTAAAAAAGTAAAAGATAAATACACTAGAGTTGGTTTTGTTCAAGCTGTAAAATCCAATAAAAAGGAGAAGTAAATGGCAGCACAATTAAGAAAACTTCAAGATGGACCATCTAAAGCTATCTGTGTTTTTACTAATCCTGACAATACAGCAGAAACTAATGCAGTTAAAATTGATTTAAATAGTGGTGGAACAGGTCTTACACTAGAACCAAATCAATTAGGAAAAGCGTGTAGAAGAGTTGGAATATCAAAAATATGGTATTCTAATGTGGGTATGGGTGTAAAAATTCTTTGGAAAGCTAATTCTAACGATCTTGCAATTGAATTAAAAGAAGATTGGTCAGATACAATATGTTTTAAAGAATTTACTGCCTTAACTAATAGCGAAGCAACAGGTGCTAATGGAGATGTATTATTTACTACTGTTGGTGCAGGTTCAGGTGACACTTATACAATTGTTATTGAATTTAAAAAATACTATTAAAATCAATTTTTAAAAGGGAGAAATCATGGCTAATCATAAGCTAGACGATAAAATTCTGATTCGTGCTTTAAAACAATTTTTATATTGCGACAGTCAAAAACAGGCAGCTCACGAACTTGGGTTGCCTATGACCACATATAGGTCACATATTGATATGGGGAAAAGAAAATTTAAAATATCTGAAGAAGAATATTGGGCTCGTGAATTTGCTCATAAACTTCCTAACGATATGATGTTTGAGATAGATTCTGAAACTATTGAAGAAAAAGAAGATATGTCAGAATATGTAGATCATTTAACAAATAGATTTGAAAAATATAGAAACAGAAAAAAGAAAACTAAATGGCATCACATAAAAATAAAATCTGATGAACCTATAGCGATTGTTTGGATGGGAGACCCTCATATTGATGATAATGGTTGTGATTGGACTACATTAAGAAGAGATATAGACATTATAAACTCTCACGAAAACATAAAAGGCGCAAGTTTGGGAGATATGAGCAATAATTGGGTGGGGAGATTGGCACGCCTATATGGCGACCAGGACACGAGTGAGTCAACTGCATGGAAGCTCGTGGAATGGTTTATTAAAGAAACTGATTTTCTTTTATTGATTGGGGGTAACCACGATTTATGGAGTGGAGCTGGAGACCCAATAAATTATATGAAATCTCCTCATACGATATATGATCCTTGGGAAAGCAGAATATCTCTTGATTTTCCTAATGGAAAACAATGTAAGATTTATACGGCCCATGATATGCCTGGGCATTCTATGTGGAACCCACTTCATGCGCAGATGAAAAAAGCTAATTTTCAAGGAGATGCTCATTTGTATATAGCAGGTCATAGACATACTTGGGCATTAGCACAACATGAGTTATATGATGGTAAAATACATTGGTTAGCTCGTGCTCGTGGGTATAAATTTTTTGATAAGTATGCTAGAGATAAAGGTTTAGACGAACAAAGTCATGGACAAGCTATAATGCAAGTAATTGACCCTAACGCTGAAGAACATAATATGGTACAGTGTTTTAAGGATATAGAAGTAGGAAGAGACTTTCTTTTGTTTCTTTTAGATAAATATTCTGATAAAAAGAAATAACAAGGAATAAATATGGCAGTAACAAATACATCAACATTTAATTTAGACATCGGTGAGATTTGTGAAGAAGCTTTTGAAAGAGCTGGCTTAGAAATGAGAACTGGCTATGACTTAAGAACTGCAAGAAGATCGTTAGATTTATTATGTCTTGAATGGCAAAACAGAGGTATTAATTTGTGGACTGTTGCAAAAGGAACACAAGTATTAACTCAAGGCACTTCAGAATATACATTAGGTTCGGATATAATTGATTTAATTGAATATACTATAAGAACCGATGCAGGTGATTCTAGTAAACAAAACGATATACCAATAACTAGAATAAGTAATTCTACATATTCAGCATTACCAAATAAATTAAGTAAAGGTAGACCTATTCAATTATGGATAAACAGACAAAGAGAAGCTCCAGTAATTAATTTTTGGCCAGTTCCTGATGGAGCTGACACATATACTTTTGTGTATTATTATTTAAGAAGAATTTTTGATGTAGGTGATACAGCAAACAATAATGCTGATGTTCCTGTAAGATTTTTACCAGCTTTAATAGCAGGTCTTGCTTTTCATATTGCTATGAAAAGACCTGAACTTGCTGATAGAGTTGTTTTATTAAGAGAATATTATATGGAGCAATTTGATTTAGCTGCTCAAGAAGATAGAGTAAAAGCATCTTTTCAGTTTGTTCCTTATAGTTATAGTTATGGTGAATAATGCCTAAATACGCTACAGGAAAACATGCATTTGGATTTTGTGACAGAACAGGTTTTCGTTACAAATTAAAAGATTTAAAACAAGAATTTGTTGGTGGTAGTAAAACAGGATTTTTAGTTGGAAAAGATGTATGGGATAAAGATCAAGGTCAAAACTTTCAAGGAAGATATAAGTTTCTTGACGCACAAGCATTACCATTTGCTAGGCCTGATCAAAATTTAGAAGAAAGTAGAAGAATGTCTGCTTTTGATCCTGTAGGAAACGGCAATGGTGGGGGAGGAGGAAATTTAATAATTAACGGAACAGTAGGTTCTGTAACAATAGTAACGAGTTAGATTATGTCATTTACTTACACTACATTAAAACAAGCAATTAAAGATTACGCTAATACAAATGAAACTTCCTTTAATAACAATATTGATAATTTTATAACAAGTGCAGAAGATAGAATATTAAGAAGCTGTCAATTACCTAATTTTAGAAAAAATGTAGAAGGTCAAATGTCAGCAGGAACTCAATATCTTGCTACTCCTTCTGATTTTTTAGCTCCTTTTTCTTTATCTGTTACAGATTCAAATAAACAGTCTTTTTTATTGTTAAAAGAAGTAGCTTTTTTAAGAGAGGCATATCCTAATGCATCTGTAGAAGGAGAGCCAAAATACTATGCTTTGTTTGATGATGATACTTTTATGTTAGCTCCTACACCTACAAGTGGTTATACAACAGAATTACATTATTTTTATAGTCCTCCGTCAATAACTGAAGTTGCAGGAGGTCAAACATGGTTAGGAACTAATGCTCCTGAATGTTTATTATATGGCAGTATGGTGCAAGCAAATTTATTTTTAAAGGGTGAAGCTGATATGCAGCAATTGTATGAAACTCAGTACCAGGAGGCGTTAGCAAGACTAAGAAACGAATCAGCTGGTAAAAGTATGCAAGATAGCTATAGATATGGTCAGCCAAGACAAATAGTAGAGTAGAGGAGATATAATGTCTATTACAGTAAACACAGAAATGTCATTAGGAAATGTTATAGTTGATACAACAGAAAATTCAGGACATCCAATAGAATATTGGGCAGAAAAAGCAACACATAGAATTATAAAATATTCAGATAATGTTGATCCTGTGTTGCAACAACAAGCAAAAGAGTTTAAGAATGTTATATATACTGTTGTTCTTGACTATATGAAAAAAGCTGTTCAATCTGACAGAACTACATTAGTATATACTTTAGAAAAAGAGGGTCATAAATGTGGCTCTGATATAATTAGGAGAATGTAATGGCAATTACTCAAGCAATGTGCACATCTTTTAAAAAAGAATTATTAGAAGCTGGGCATAACTTTAAAACAAGTGGTGCAGGAGGTAACTCATTTAATATAGCTTTATATACAAGTTCAGCTAGTTTAGATGCTTCTACAACTGCATATACCACATCTAATGAAGCAAGTGGTACAGGTTATACTGCTAAAGGTAAACTTCTTACTAATGTAACGCCAACAACAGGCGGTACAACTGCATTTGTTGATTTTGATAATGTTACATGGAGTAGTTCAACAATTACAGCAAGAGGTGCATTAATTTTTAATGATACTAATTCAGATACTGCTGTTGCGGTTTTAGATTTTGGTTCAGATAAAAGCTCAACAAGTGGGGATTTTACAATTCAATTTCCTACTCCAGATGCAACTAATGCTATAATTAGGATTGTCTAAATGCCTCACTTTAGTCTGAAAATAGCAGACAGAGTGAAAGAAACCAGCACTACTTCTGGTACAGGAACACTTACGCTTGCAGGAGCTAAAGCTGGATTTCAAGCGTTTAGCACTTTAGGTGATGGTGCTCGAACACAATATGCAATAACAAATGCAGCTGGTGACTTTGAGGTAGGAATAGGAACATATACGAGTTCTGGAACAACTCTTTCAAGAGATTTTATTTTTGATTCATCTAATTCTGGTAACAAAGTTAATTTTACAGCAGCTGAAAAAGATGTTTTTGTTACTATGCCAGCTGATAGAGCAGGCGTTCTTTCTGCTGTAGATATATCTTCAGCTTCAGGAACTATTGCAGGTTCACAAAGTATAATACCAGAAACGACAGGTGGTTTTACATTAGGTTCTGTTTTTGTTGGAAATAGTACTACAACAATTTCTGGAACTGTGGTAGTTTTTGATGATGCAACATATATGATTGCAGATACGGCTTATACAAATGAAATATCACCTTACATTGTTAATGGTACAATTACAGGAACAAAAGTAGTTATAGGTGGATTTAATGTAGCAGGAAATGTTACAATAAGTGGAAGTGTAGAAGTTATTGACGCAACACAACATGCTGTATTAGATTTAGGAAACGCTGTAACGCTTAATGGATAAGGAATAAAAAATGGCTACATTAACAGTTGATCAAATACAATATAATGGAGGGCAAGTATTTACTTTACCAACAACCGCTATTTCATCAGGAGATATGATAAAGACAGATGGCTCTGGTGCATTAGGTTTTCGTCAAAGATTAACAAAAGTAAGTAATGCAGATGGCACTGTAAATTGGAACACACCCTCTACTGTAACAGCTGGTAAAGTTTTAGGAACTGCTGCTGATGGAAATTTAGCATGGGTAACAGGTGGTGGTAATCCAGAACAAATTGGAGATCATAGCGGATTAGAATTAATGGACAAATTAGACATGACAAATACTTGTCCTACTTTTAATGGAACTGTTACCGCTAGTCCTCTTTCT